CGCCGAAGGACGGGCGATGGGGATTCTCCAACATCGTGGGGAAGCCCCCGCAATGGTTTGAGTTCAACCAGGACAACAGGCTCGTGCTCAAGACCGGCGCCATCGCCACGGAGGAGCTGCCGGAGAACCGTTTTTTGATTGTGCAGCACCGCCCGAGTTACGCGAACCCCTACGGAGTCAAGGTTTTTTCAAAGTGCTTTTGGCCGGTGACGTTCAAGAAGAACGGCTTCAGGTGGTGGACGGTCTTTGTCGAGAAATACGGCGGCGCGTTCATGTACGGCAAATACCCGGCCAACGCGTCCGAGCAGCACAAGGCCGACCTGCTTGCCGCCCTCGAAAAGATGGCGGCCGACGCCGTGGCCGTCGCGCCGGAAGGCTCGGAGATCACCATCGCCTCGGCCGCCGACAAGGGCGGCTCGTCCAACGTGCACTCCGCCTACATCCAGATGGCCAATGCTGAGATATCCAAGGCGGTGTTAGGCGAAACCCTGACCACGGAAATAGGCGACACCGGGAGCTACGCCGCCGCCGAGACGCATAACGACGTGCGCGAGGACATCGCGGCCGCCGACCGCCGGAGGGTCAGCGCCGCGTTCAACCGGCTCGCGGCGGTATATACCTTCTACAATTTCGGGCCGGACGTGGCGCCGCCGCTTTTCCAGTTTGTGCAAGACGAGGATCTCCAGGCTGACCGCGCCGACCGGGACACAAAACTGTACCAGGTTGGGTGGAGGCCCAAGAAGGAATACTTCATCCGGGAATACGGGATGCAGGAAGAGGAATTCGATGTGCAGGAATCTTCCGGAGGCGACATGTTCCCCGGCTTTGATCAAATTATCCCTAACAAAAAGCATTCCGAAAACTGTCCATGCGGCTGTCAGGACGTGAAAAAAAAGCGTTCCCTTTTTCAAAAGCTCGCCATGCTGTTTGCCTCGGAAGAGGAGAAGGAACGGGAAAAGAACCACCGCAACATGGATCAATTCGAGAGACAAATATTGAAGGCCGCGCAGGAGGAGACCGATGCGACGGTTGACTCGTTCATTGACGCCATGGGCCAGGCTCAAAATTTTGAGGAAGCTTTTGAGGCTGCTGTGTCTGTATATGGTCGCCTTTCTGCTTCGCGGTGTGCGGCTCTCATTGACGAAGTTAGGTATGCCGCAAGCCAGATAGGGGCAAAAACGCGGCAGAAAGGGAGGCGCCGGAATGGCTGATCCTATTCCCGACCCGGTCGAGGCCAAACGCTACCTTTCCCGAAAAGCCATCGTTGAGACGGAAAAATGGGATGACCTTAAATGCGGCGAACACGCCCACGCCTTCACGGTCGCCCATTCGCGTAACGCCGGGGTCCTCAATGATATTTTCGGCTTGCTTAACAAAGCCATGGCCGAAGGCGAAAGTTTCGACAAGTTTAAAAAAGGGCTGCGTAGCCTCATGGAGGACAAGGGCTGGTACAGCAGAAGCGACAAGGGGCCGAACGACAAGGATTACATCAACTGGCGTACCAGGCTTATTTACCACGTCAACATGCGGACCGCTTATGAGGCCGGGCGGTACCGCCAACAGGTACGCGGCTCTGAACTCCGTCCTATCTGGGAATACATTTCCAAGCTCGTGGGAAAAAACAGGAGGGAGGATCATATCGCCCTGCACGGAAAGGCTTTCAGGTGGGACGACCCGTTCTGGAATGAGTTCCGGCCTCCGAACGGATGGGGCTGCGAATGCTCGGTTGTCACGTTAAGCGAAGCCGGTGCAGCGCGGGAAGGCGTGGAAGTGTTGAAGTCCGATGCCGACGGAAATCCTCCGGCGATGATCGACCGGAATGGCAACGCCGTTGACTGGAAAAGCTTCGCGCCGCCGGAATGGAAATATAATCCTGGCAAGGAAGCCCTGATTCCCAGTTTTGATAATTTTAAATACCTGGAAAAGGAAGGAGTCCTTGATACCGTTAGGGAACGTTACCGCGAGGATATTGAAAATTCAAAACTGTCCTTTGGCGAGCTGATGGCAATTAAGGACGAGATGGCCAACCGGAAACCTGAAATCAAAGAGGAGTTTGAGGAAAACAATCCCATATTGTATTTACTGGGGAATCTGGATGAGGAAGCCCGGAAGAAGATGGGAATTAACGACACAAAAATAATGATAAACGGTTACCGAATTTATCATGGCTTTGTTAAGAAAAATAAAGATCAAGCCATACCAGATGAATTATACCAATCTTTATATGACACCATACAAAACCCTGTGGAGATTTATGAAAAACAAAAACCTGACCATCCTGAATATGGTCGGGAATTCCATTTTTCAAAAAAATTGAACGATGGGAAAATTTTGAATGTGGTTTTAAGAAAGCTTAATAACACTGCTTTGCAGATAATAACTGTGGGGCGTATCGGAGACGATCATGGGCAAGAGCGTATTTACAAAAAAATTAGGTAGCCGCCCGGCGGGATTTGAACCCGCTGCACTCAACACTGGAAAAACTAGCGTTGTCCTGCTCCCATTTGGACCCTTGACGATTACCTCTTTGAAATATAGCTCCGTTTTGGATCAAAGTCAAGGAGGCTTTTAAATGCGAATAACCGCCAACCTGGCCACGGGAAAACTGATCTTCGACGCCACCTCTTTTGCGATAAGCTGCGACGTGAGGTCCCTCCGCAACAAGAGGAGGGAAAGCTACGAAGTAGTCAGGTCAATCCCGGCGAACCTCCCTTACGATCCCATGCCATTCCCCAAAGGTGTCTGGAAAGTCACAGGCATCGAATGGCAGAGAGAGCATCAATTTAACTTTGACACATACGGCCCGGTGAAAATCAGGACAAACGCGGCCCAGTGGGCAAAGGTTTGGGAGCTTGACAAGGACGGCGACTACCTGCGGGTACGCGGGGACGAAGTAATGGATTACGGCTACCTGCTGCATTATTCCCTCTCACGAACCACGTTAGGCTGCATCCGGATCGAAAGCGCCGGGGCCGCCGAGACCCTCGGGAGACTCGTTGAGAGGGTCTTGCAGAGCGGGGAAAAAGTGGAGCTGGAGGTGTTATGAAGCTATTCTTCCGGTTCAGACCTGATCAGTTCGACCAATTCCATCCATGCGGGCTTTTGGGTAGGATAGCGACAGCGACGGGGCCTACTTTGGGCGGCATCCTCAAGCAGATAAATCAACGCGGCCCTTTTATCCAGGGGACGGCGAGGGGGCTCGTCGCTTGCCCAGGCAAACAGGTTAATAAAGGGGCCTTCCCATTTCTGCGGGGGCAAAATTGGGAGGCCGTCTTTATCAAGCGGGTAAGGGCTTCTTCGCCGACGGCCGCGCGGCGCCTTCTCCATTTTCCGGTTCTTTTCAAAAATCCGTGTGGCAGCTTCAAAATAAAAAAGGATACCTTCCTCGGAGTCAATATAGTCAATCCCTCGAACTATTTTCATCTTCTCTTTTTGGTCTTTAAACCACTTGTCAAAGTTTTCCGAGTCTACTCCGAGCAGTCCAGCCAGAGATTTGCCGATTACATATTTCTCCCCGGCAATCGAAAAAACTTCGACTTGGCCGAGACCATTTTCGCTCATTTTCCCCTTCCCATGCTCAATATATTACACTTTTTTATTGGTGTCAAATATATCTTACGCAGGGCAATCCAGGGAGTTTCTAAAAAACGAAAAATCGTCGTAGCGCGTCTGATCAGGCAGTTTTTGGATTTACCTACTAGCTGGGGGAAACTGACAGCGCTAAAAGCCTTTTTAAAGCCATTTAAAGGGGTAAATTCGGCCATTTCGGCCATTTCACCCCCCCTGAATTTTCCCCATTTTTCACTTTCCGTAGAAAGGAGGGTTTATGCCTGAATTATTCGTATTTGCGGCGGGGAAATACCCCCAAGGGGACTGGCCGGTTGAGCGGGTGAAGAAGCTGGTGGATGCCTACGATCCCAACTACATTGAGGCCCCTGCGGTGATAGGGCATCGGTCATTCGCCATGCGGGACGCCGATCAGTTTTCCCACGGCTGGGTGGAAAGTGTTCGGCTGGATGCGGACGGGAAGGTCTACGCGACCGTCAACGATTTTTCCCTCGAAGCGCGTCACGCTATCGCGGAGAAAAAGCTCCGGTACATCTCCGTGGAAATATTCGAGTTCGACAAGGTCAACAAAGACGAGCCGCCTTACTTGAGAGCGGTGGCGCTTTTGGGACGCGATACCCCGGCGGTGGCAGGAACCAAAATCCCCGCGATGTTCAGTGTCAAAAGTTTTTTATCTGGCGGTGTTGTCAATACCGCTGATGAAGAAAATCACATTTCGATGTTCACCAGAAAAATGAGNGTCGAGGATATCCAAACCCTGTCAGACGAGAGGCAGGAGATCACACAGGAGGAATCAGTAATGGCAAAGACTGCGGAAGAATTGCAGGCCGAACTTGAAAAAAGCAAAGCCCAAATTGCGGAACTCGAAAAGAGCGCCGGGGAGCTTGCCGCTTTCAAAAAGGAAAACGAGGAACTGAAAAACGCCGGCAAGAAAAAGGATGCCGATGCGTTCTTCGGGAAACTCCGGGACGATGGGAAACTCCCTCCCGCCGTTTTCGAGAAGGCGGTCGCGCTGGACACCCGGCTGGGCGAAGAGGATCGGAAAGATCTCCGCGCCCTGTTTTCCGCGCTGGATGCAAAGGTCGATCTGTCCGGTACCCACAAGGCGGACAAGAAAAACGCACCGTCAACAGCACCGTCATCGGCGGCGTTCAGTCCCGGACTGACATCAAAGATCAAGGCGTTCCAGAAGGAAAAAAACCTGTCCAGCTTCGCGGAAGCCGCCACCGCCATGTATGCGGATAGACCTGAGCTTTTTGAGGAGGAGGGTTCCCATGATTAACAGAAGGCCGTATATCGCCGAGTCGGTGATCAAGCCCGGATGCGCCGTGGTGCAGGGAGGCGCGGACAACAAAGTCAAACCCCCTGCGAATAACGGAGCCGGAGACTTCATCGGGCTTTATGCCTATGAAGCCAATGAAGAAAAAAAAGCGAACGAGACAATCGGCATTGTCCTACACGGCGTTGCGAAGGCGCTGGCCGGCGGCAACGTTGCCGCCGGGAAAAAAGCAATCCTGAAAGCCGATACGTCCGGAACGCTTGTGGCTTTGCCGGACGCTGCCGGCAATTACAAAGTTGTCGGAACGTTCCTCGAAAGCGGTTCCGCCGGTGAATATGTTGACGTGCTGATCGAGCGCGGCAATGTCACCGTAACGGCATAAGGAGGTTTTATATGCCCAGAAGGTACGGTTATATTGATCCACTGCTTTCAAATCTCGCGGTGGACTATTCACGGAAAGTCAGGGAGGGACTTGTCGGCCCCCTCATTTTTCCCCGCATCCCGGTGGCCAAACCGACAGGCCAGTATGCGATCTTTGACAAAGAGACCGCATTCAAGGTTCCCGATACAACGATGGCCGGCGAGCGGAGCCAGGCCAATGAATTCGCGGCATCCGGAAAGAAGGAGAATTATTCGACAACGCCGTACGGCCTTAAAGCCTTCATTGACAATGCCGACCTCGAATTCATGGACGGCCCTTTCAAGCTTTGGGAACGCCGGAAGGCGGAACTCCTTGTAAGCAAGCTGGAGTTGGCTCAGGAGAAAAGGATCGCGGACACGACCCTCAATCTTTCGGGCCGCTCGACCACGCTCTCCGGAAACGGAAATGCCAAGACAAACAAAATTTCAAATGGCGGCGGCGATCCCTGCGAGGCAATCAATGACGCTATTAAAAAGCTGTTCTTCAGGCCGAACCTTTTGGTCTTTAACGAGGCAATCTATGATGCCCTCGAATATCACCCGAAACTCCTCACCAAGCTCGGCGAGGCCAACCTCATCAAAAAAGTTGACGAGGCGAACCTCGCAAAACTTTTCAGGATCGACCGGGTGATCATTTCCAAAGGCCGCGCCGATTTCGGGAAACGGAATCATGAAGGAAGCGTTGATCCCCATGACATCTGGGGTGACGCAATAATCCTCGCCTATGTTGACAACCAGTGGGATCAGCCCTGCGCCGGAAAAACCCTGTGCCTGAAATATGCCGAAGCGGACAGCGACGGCTATGTGGTCAGGACATGGGACGAGGAGGACGGCGGGGTACTCGGCGGCGAGTACGTGCAGGTCGCCCATGAGACCGATGAGCTGGTGGTCTGCGAAGACCTCATTTACACCATCAAGGGAGCGCTTTAATCGGGCCGTTGGCCTGAAATAAATTTTTTATGGAGGAGTACATGAAAAACATTTTGCTTGTACTGCTGTTGATTTCGGCGTTGGTCATGCCTGTTTTTGCAGGGGTGGCGTATAACGCCGAAAAGGGTCCCCCGCGGGGGAATTTTTTGATGGAGGGGACCATGGCATATTGCACCCTGACCGATTTGGAAGCGGCTTACAGCGCGGAACAGGTAGCCGCATGGAGCCGCCTTGATCCTGACAAGGTAGAAAAGGCCATACAAAACGCCAGCGCCGAAATTGACGGTTATTTAATCTCGGGCGGCTATACGGTACCGCTGTCAGGACCGCCGCAGAACCTCACTAAATACTGTGTCGATATCGCGGCCGCAAGCCTCGTACTTGGCGCGGGGGTTTTGGACAACGACCCCGGCGGCAAGGCAGTGCTGGAAGAGGCGAGAAATGCCAGGCACTACATGGAAAAAATAGCCGAGGGCAAATTCAAGATACCCGGCTATGCGGACGGAGACAATGAGGTGTCTTCGCCGCCCGGCGCGGTGAAGGTTTCGGCAGGGCCTCGATTGGATTTGAGGGGATACTGATGGCTGGCGCCGGCATACTCAAAGCGGAATACAACGAAAGGGAAATTCAGGAGATCATTGACGCGCTCTCAAAAGCATCGATGCCAAAGCTCCTTGATATTGCAGCGTTTGCCGGCGCCGAACTTGAGTTCATTAGCAAGAAAGCCTTCGAGCATGAGAAGGATCCTGTCGCGGAAAAAAAATGGGACCCGCTAAAGGGTCCCCGCCCTGATGGATCGACAAATCCAATTTTGAATTATGGCGGCCAGCTAAAGCGTTCCCTGACATGGGAGGCTTTCCCTGACGGCTCCGTGATCTTCGGGTCAAACATGGAATATGCCCGGATACACCAGGAAGGCGGGCAAGCCGGAAGGGATAAAAAAACCACCATCCCGGCGCGGCCCTACATGGGAGTGACGAAAGATTTTGACCGCCGAGTCTTGGACGATCCAAAAATCTTAGAACTGCTGGGACTGGGAAGCGCAAAGTGATAACCGAAGCCAAAGATTTACTTGAGGGAATCGTAAAAACCCGGATTGAAAAGGTCACGGTTGCCCGTTCGGCGATGGAAGAGTCAGGCGCAATTATGAAACGGCAGTTTCCGTTAGTCGCCTTGATTACCAACCCCGGCACCTTTGACGGATCACAGGCTAAGACATATCGGTATTTTGAAAGCGGAGAATACAAGCAACGGTATGCAAGGGGGAACCGCAACCTTCCCATCCTGCTCCGCTGTTGGTCTAGCAGTGAAGCTGAAGCCGACAAAGTGTTCAGCCGCATTATTCCGGCGATACCAAGCCAATGGGCTTACGACAATTTTACCGGCTCAATCGAGATCGGAACCGAAGAGCATTCGGATCACACCGGAAATGTCGCGAAGCTGTATTGCTCAGTCGTTGACGTGCGATTCAGTGCCGCGGCCGCCATGGAGCCGGGGGAAGTCCCCTACTTCAAGGAAGTGGTATTAGAAGAAGGCGAAATTATCAACCAAGAAGGTTAAGGAGGATGTATGTCCAAAAAAATAGAAAAGGGCGATAAGCCCGACCCCGGCGAGAATGCCGGTGGAAAGGGAATCCTCACCATCGAGGAGCACAAGGAGAACCTGGGCATCAGCGCCCCCGTTTTCGCGGCGGTCATGCAGACCCAAAAATGGGGAAGCGGGAAAAGGGTACCGGAAGCAGACTTTAAAAAGGCTGTTGATGATTTTTTAGGCGCTCCCATGGACGGCGCGAAAAATAACGTTCCAGTCAGTGGGGCGCAGGAAGAAAAACCGGAAGACGGTTCGGGAGGAGGTGAATAGTGTTACCCGGAATAAAAAACGAAATCCTGGATTTCGCGATGGGGGTCCAGGGGGCGCAGGCCGATGGCCGGTTTGCCGCCATCGGCGTTGCCGAAAGAAAACATGGGGAGGGAATCCTCACGTTCAATGCTCCGGATCAAATCGAACCCGCAATCGGCGATGGGCCGTTACGCGATCTTTTGGTCAGCGCCCTGTCCATCGCCAGGACCGCGGTCTCGGTAATTGTCCTCGAAGGCAGTTTACCCGGAACCGTTTCGGCTGTGGAGCCAGGCGCGGAGAATCAAGGGTCAGGCTCCATCGTTGTCACTGGCAACCCCCGGAACGAATACGACATAAAGGTTGCCATTGAAACAAGCGGCACCATCAACGAGGCCACTTTCCGGCTCACGATTGATGACCTGCCCGGCAGACAGATCACCGTCCCTGCCGATGAAGCGAAATACGCAATCCCCGGTACCGGGCTGACGATCCAGTTCGTCCCCGGCGCGAGCGGTTTTATTGAGGGAGATACCTTCAGCTTCAAAGCCACCGAGCCGAAGGCAACAAACGGCGATGTCCTTAAAGCGGTAGGCGAAATTTTCGAGGCGAAGCTTTCCATCGAGTTTATCGCAATCGCCGGCATATCCGCCGCGCCCCTCTGGGCCGCACTTGCCATGAAAGCAGACGAGGCCGCCGAAATTTACCAGTACCTTTTCTTTGTGGCACAGGCACGTTATTTGAGCGCAGCGGAAAACACTGACCAGTGGAAAAACCTCCTGTGCGGAACGGAGCGGGGAAACACCGCATCCACCCGCCTACAGGTCTGCGCCGCATGGATTGAGGAAGCCGATGCCAACGGACAGGTGGACGTGCGCGGCGTCATCGGAACCTACTGCGGAACCCTTGCCAAGCGAAAAGTGCAGGACGGCCCGGATGCCGTAAAGTTCGGCGGGATAACTGCGGCTGTGAATATCAAGCCTGACGGCCTCAATGACGGCCACATCGAAGATCTGAAAAACGCCGGTTATGTTACGGTGCGGAAGTTTGTCGGACGGAAAGGGATTTTCTTTACCTCCGGCCAGATGATGAGCGAGGAAGGCAGTGACTTTGACATGGTGGAACGCCGCCGTGTCATGGACAAAGCCTGCCGCAACCTTTACATCGCACAGCTTCCGGCGGTCAACGACACCGTGAAAATCGGGAAGGACGGGTCTCCGGAAGGGCTTGAGATGTTCGTTGCCAAAAGCGAACAGCCGCTCGAAATCATGAAAACCAATCGGGAGATTTCCGATGGCTATGTGTTTATACCGCCCGGACAGAACATCCTCGCGGATAAAAAACTCCGTACAAAAGTGCGGATCGTTCCATTAGGCAAAATGAGCTTCATCGAGAACGAAATCGCCTACATGAATCCGGCGTTAGGAGGAACCGAATGATCAACGGAACTATTTACGATTACGAGTCAATCCAAGCTATCCTGCCTACCGGCGCGACCCGTACCCTCGACAAGATCGCCTACAAGGACAAAAAGGACGATGAGGCGATCACCGGGACAAACAGCCTGCCGCTGGGGATTGGGCGCGGTGAGTATTCGGGTACCTGCGATGCCGAAATCGGACGCGATGAGTATGACGCGCTGGATGACCACGCGACCCAGCAGTATGGCGGCTTTTACAATATGCCGCCGATTCCCATCGTGATCAGCTATGGGCATGAGGGACAGCGTAAAACCACCGACAAAATTGAGGTTCACTTTACCGAACGGGAATTTGGCGGGAGCAAAGGGGACAAACACCTTATGGTGTCCCTCAAGGGCTTTTTGACCAAAGTCATCGAAAGCAATGGCAACCCGGCTTATGTCGCGGGCATCAATTAAGGAGTCTGTATGAAAGAGAGCAAAGGGAAACTTGACCCGGAAAAAATTGAGCAACTGAAAACAAGGTTCGGGGGGATTTACGAAGGAGAAATCAGCTTTACCGATGACGAGGAGAATCTCCACGAGGTGGAATTTGTCTGGCGCAGGCCGACCACTGCTGACATCGAGTCACACGCGAAGGCCGGTCAGAAGAACCCCATCTTGGCAAACCTCAACCTTGTCCAGTCCGTGATTGTTCACCCCGAGCCGGGGCCTGTCATCGCGGAAATCCGTGAATACCCTGCGGCTGTTGGCCGCTTTGTTGACGAGGCCATCAGCCCTTTCTTCGGGGCGAACGTCTCCGTCAAAACGAAGAAGCTGTAACCTCCATCACCCGGGTTCGCCTGTTTATCAGGCGGTTCCTGGGTGAGGACGTTTCCGCGCTGGCCTTCGATGATCTGATGGGAAAATACGAAGAGGCCCTTGTCATAAGGGATTTTGATGTCGGCATCATGAGGGATGCCATAGTCCAGGCGTTCGGCGGTAAAAAGTGAATTTTGTAAGCTCGATCACATTGGCATTTAAAGACGCATTTTCCTCCGGTTTTACTGACGCGAAAAACAGCCTCGCCGACATGAGGGGCGCGTTAGACGAAATTGGACAGAATTCCTCAATGACCCGCCTCGCCGCTGACATGGCCATGATGACCAGCATGACCGATCCGATGCGTAAGGCGTTGTCGGAGGCAATGGATCAGCCTTCCAGAATCGCCGGTTCCCTCGACACTTCGTTCAGGGCTATACAGGTTGGCCTCGGCGCGACAAACGAGGAGATGGCCGCAACCCGCAGGGAACTGCTTGCCATCGGCGGACGCGCAATCGCGGGCCCCGAGGCTGTCGCCAGCGCTTTTGCGAATGTTGCGACCGGCGTTGCTGACGCATCCAAGCACATGGCAATCATGAGCGCTGCGGTCACACTGGCGGAAGCGAATCAGGCCGATCTCTCCATGTCCACAAACGCGATGGTCAACGTCATGAACGCTTGGAATCTCTCCGCAGATCAGGCATCCCTCGCCGCCGATATTTTTACCCAGACAACTTTAAGAGGCGTTGGATCGCTGGATGAGTTTGCCGGAAGCATCAGCAACATATCCGCGCTTGCCGCTGGAGCCGGGATCGGCCTTGACGAATTAGGCGCCTCGTTTGCCTACGTCACAAACAAGGGCTTGAGCGCGAGTCAGGCGCAAAAACAATTAAAAGGAATCATCTCAACCCTTGTAAGCCCGAGTGAAAGCCTTTCGAAGCTTTATGAATCGCTAGGGATCGAATCCGGTCAAGCCATGCTCCAGCAGTATGGATTAGCGGAATCGTTATACATACTAAAAAACGCGATGGGCGATGATCAGGCATTCGCCGGCATTATAGGTTCCGCAGAGGCCACGACCGTCGCCCTTGCCCTGACCGAGGATCAATATGTCAGCTTTGCCGGTTCCTTTGCCGAGGGCATGGGGACAATTAGCGAGGCGGCCCGGGGCGTCCAACTGGAATCCATCGAAGCGAAAATGGCGCGGCTGGATGCGGCCTCGCAATCCTTACAGGCGCAGATCGGACAGGACATCAACGGCATCAAAGGGTTTTTTATTGACATGAAATTCGGCTTCCTTTCAAATGTGGTAAGCCCTATCATGTCTTCGCCGGTAGGCGGCGCGGTGTCCAAAATTGCGGCTGTGACCGGAATGACCGCGAAGACCATGCTGGACATGGGTTCGGGTGCACTGAATGCCGCTGCGCAAATGACCACGTTAGCCGCTAATATATCCAACGCCGGCGGAATCGCTAAAATGTTTACATCCGGTCTCGGTTTAATGAAATCGGGGTTCAGCATATTAACGTCCCCTGTTAAAGCAGTTGGAACTTCCATTGCAGGGTTTATTGGAAACCTCTTCGGCATCGGCGGCGCGTCAGGCGCGGCGGCCGCCGGAACCGGGACATTCGGCGCGGCCAGCGCGGGGGCGGCCGGGGGGATCGGTGTCGCCACAGGAGCCACAACTGGTTTTGCTGCGAGCCTTTGGGCCGCGACCTGGCCAATCCTTGCGGTGATCGCCGGCATAGCCCTTATTGCCGGAGGCGTATACCTCCTCGTCAAGCACTGGGACAAAGTCTCCGGCTTTTTTGTCGGATTGTGGAATAAAATCAAGGGCGCGTTCTCCACTGCGTGGGACTGGATAAGAAATTTGTTTTCCAAAATTCCTGATTGGGTTCTGGTGGCGGTTGCAGTCTTTTTCCCCATCATCGGAATCCCCGCGCTCATCATAAAACACTGGGATGCCATAAAAGGATTCTTCGGGAACCTTTGGGGAAAAATAACATCCGGAACAAAGGCGGCATGGGAAGGCATAGCCGGATTCTTTCCCGGCATCGCCGGCAAGGTACAATCGGCGTGGCATTCCACGACCGGGTTTTTCTCAAATCTATGGTCAAAAAACATCGCCAATACAAAAGCCGTGTGGGATGCCATGCCGGGGTTTTTCTCGGGCTTGTGGGACAAAATAAAAGGCGGTTTCTCCGCCGGGATAGACTGGATAAAAAACCTTTTCTCTGGAATCCCTGATTGGGTTCTTGTGGCGGTGGCGGCCTTTGTTCCTTTCATCGGAATCCCTGCCCTTGTCATCAAGCATTGGGACAGCATAAAGCAATTTTTTGTCAATTTATGGAACGATCCCAAAGCGGCCATAGCGGGATTTATTGATTGGTTCGGCAGTAAGGTCGAGGCCATTACCGCGCCATTTAAAGCGGTCGGTGACGTGGTTGGAGGCGTGTTTAACAAGGTCGGAGGGTTCTTCAAAAACCTTGTGGGAGGCGGCAGACAGGCGGGTTCCGATTTGAATGATGCGTTTGCGACCGGTATCCAGAGCAACGCCACCGTACCAGGCGAGGTTTTTACCACCACCGTGCAGACCGTTAGCCGCCAGTTGCCCCATTCCGACGCTCCGGAAGGACCGCTTTCCACGCTCACCGCATCGGGCCGCGCCCTGACCGACACCTTTGCTTCCGGTATGGATGCTTCGGTCATAAAGCAAAAATCCTCCCTGGTTTTTTCCCAGGCGCTGCCGGACATGGATTTCAATACCGACACGTTCACTTACGGGATCGGCGACATATCCCTGGAGAGGAACGCCTCGCTAGCGTATAACGCTTCGCCCATGGATGCCGGAACCTTGTCGGAACTCGCCTCACAGGTAAACACCTTCATCGACACGTTCACTTCCGGGATCGGCGATATCTCCCTGGAACGGAACGCCTCGCTTGCATATAACGCCTCGCCCGTGGACGCCGGGGCATTGTCGGGACTCGCCTCACAGGTAAACACCTTCATCGACACGTTCACTTCCGGGATCGGCGATATCTCCCTGGAACGGAACGCCTCGCTTGCNTATAACGCCTCGCCCGTGGACGCCGGGGCATTGTCGGGACTCGCCTCACAGGTAAACACCTTCACCGACACGTTCACTTCCGGGATCGGCGATATCTCCCTGAAACGGAACGCCTCGCTTGCTTATAACGCTTCGCCCGTGGACGCCGGGGCATTGTTGGGATTCCCCTCACCAACTGATGTATTGAACGATTCCCTGGCATTCCGCATGGACGAGGCCGATCTCCGTGAGACGGCATCATTTGCATTTCCCGATGTTATGCCGCATGGAGGTGCGGTTGAGTTCCCCTCAAACGAAATGCCGGCGCAGGGGTCAGGGACACAAACCATCCACATTCAAAACCTGTACCTGCAAGCGGAGGACTGCGAAAGCCTCCTTGATTTTGTGCGGATGGTCATGCACTCGGTTGAGCGCCCCGAGAAGGAGCCGGTATGATCCTGCGGTTGGATTCTGACGAGGGGATTATCAAGATCGGTTCGCCTCCGGAAGAGATGCCGGGAATNATCGAGTCCATTAGGATCAGCGATTCCCTGCTGATAGAGAANGCCGAGATACAGGGGCGNTCCGGAAAGGTNAAAGTTGTCCAGGGATGGGANGATGTGGCCATGCTGATCACGCTCACGCTCATCGACAACCCTAACGCAGGGAAAACCCGCTGGGATTACCTAAAGGAGATCACCTCCATATTCAAGAAAGTCGGCGAAAACGGAAAACCCGAAACCTACACGGTCAGCCATCCAATGATCAGCGCGTGGGGGACAAAGCAGTTGCTCATCGAAAAGCTGGAATCCATTGAAAGCAGGACGCGCCGGAAAATTAATGTGTCAATCGAGTTTGTGGAACATGACAGTTCGGTAGGGATTATTCAGGATCGGCAAAGCCCCGCACCTGCGGATGCCGCACAACCTGCCCCGGCCCCGCTGGTCTCCGACCAACAGCGGCGCGGCTTGGGGAAGCTGGAGGAACGTTATGCCGAGCTTTAACCGCATCGAACACCCGATCCTGAATGTCGAAATCGGCGGCGGGTCACCTGACAGGCGGCCTTCCTCATTCACGCTGATCACTGACGAGGGTTTCCCTTCCGTGGTGGCATCGCTCAAATTCCCCGCCGACGAAACGAAAGGCGAAGCCGGCGATCCGGTGACCGTAAATATGACCGTCGGCACCGAAGAGTATTTGTTGTTTACCGGGGAAGTTTATACCGTCGGCATAAGCGGCAAATACCGCATTTTGGTTTTAACCGACAGTTATAAAAAGTTATGCGACACGCCGATCATTGCCGCATATCGAAAAGAGCAAGCCAGCGTTATCCTTCAGGATACTTTGGACAGCGCAAAAATCAGTGAGACAAAAATAACCTGCCCTGGCGTGGAAATTGCGCGGTTTTCGACAAAAGAAATTCCTGCGGATAATATCATCGAGCTTCTGATAAAAGCCCTTGAGGAACATAACCACATGGGGCTTAGGTATTTCTTCGATGAGAAAGATGCCTTTCATTTCGGCACCGATGCGGATACCGGAAAAAACGAGGGCGATGTCTTTGAACTGGAAACCGGAAAAAACATTATCAAAAAAGGGGTGGGCTGGATCGAGGCGCTTCCCCTGCCGGTTCGCCACACCCAAGAGGTTTCGGTTGACGGCGCTGCGCTTGTAACCTGCCGAACCCATTTGACCGTCGCGGGGAATAATTCGCAAATAAATCTTTGGTTTAGGAAGGCAAAATGAAAACCGGTATCGAGTTCCTGAAAAACCTCCTCAACGCGATCCTGCCGAACCGCGCCGCGCCGGTACTGGCGCGGGTCATGAAGGTATATGAAGGCCCCGGGAAAAACAAATATTCCTGTGACGTGAAAGTGCTGACCGCAGGATCGCTGGAAGAGACGGATCAGGAGATCGCCGAGGTTCCCATAAACCCGATATGGGCGTCAAAAAAGAACCGCGGGGTCTATGCAATCCCCGGTGAAGGGCAGGTCGTGATTATCGAGTTCTTGGAGTGGAACATCGCCTACCCTTACGTCTCGGGGATCTGGTCCGACGAATACGAGGCGGGCGAATTCCACAAGGATGAATTTGTCATTACCGACGGCGACGGCATGATCCTCAAGATTGACGCGAAAGGAAAAATCATCCTGATAGACACCGGAAAGGACAGCAGCATAAAGCTCGAGGATAAAAAGATAACTGTAAAAACCGACAAGTCAACGCTTGTTCTTAGGGAAGACAAATTCTCTGAAAAGAACAAAACGGAAAGTCTATACCTCGTCCTGAAGGATCTTATGCAGGCGGTGCATGATTTGATCGACGTTGCAGGCCATACGGTAAACCCAATTAGCAAATTGGTTTTAATGCAGCTTATGGTCCGCCTTGCCGCGCTGATGGAGGAATAAGTGGATTACGGAACCGATTTCAAGCTGGTTGATGACGACATTATTTTTACTCCCGATGGCGATGTCGAATTGGTGTCCGGCCCCGCCTGTGTCGCGCAGGATATCGACCAGACGCTTAAGACCACAAAAGGCCGGCTGTTTTGGGACAAGGATGAGGGCAGTACCATGATGCTCATGCTCAATGATTCCGCCAGCGATCCCAACGCTGTAATGGCGGAACTGGAGCGCGTGGCGCTGGCCGATCAAAGGGTCGATCCGACATCGGTGGAAGTATACCGCAAGGACTTGAAAACATACCGCCTCAATTTCAGGCCGGTAGGTTCCGTCACAACGGAAACGCTCGAATACGATCTGACAAAAGGAAGCGTGAAGAATGGCTGAAAAAACATGGATAAATAAAAGCGAGCGCGAAATCCGCAATGATATTGTCGCCATCGCCAAAGAGGAAACCAAGCTCACAAACTTCAAAAGCACAGGCATCCTGCGCTCGTTTGTAGAGGTGATCGCTAAGGTAGTCATTTTCATTTATGTGTCGGCCATAAACATGATTTATAAAAACGCCAGCCTAAGTGGGGCGACCGGGATATTCCTTGTCTTTTGGGGACTCATGCTTGGGGTCACAAGGAAACTGGCGACAAAGGTAACCGGGAATTTTACAGGAACTGCCTATGGCGGCGGGTCGATAAAGGCCGGGACATGGGCTGTCGTTCCCGGTACCGAATTGCGGTACAAGGTTTCGGAGAAAGTAGATTTTCAAGAAGGGGAAACTTTTAGCATACCTGTCGAGGCCGAGTTCCCCGGCCTTTCGTATAACATAGGTTCCGGTACCGCAGTCCGGCTGACTCGTGTGATAGACGGCCTTGACACTGTTTCCGTGGGCGAGGATTGGATCATTTCCCCCGGTCAGGAAACGGAAGAGGATGACAGGTACCGTGAGCGGATAGAAAGCCGCTGGAGGAGCCAAATCCTCGGCGACATCAAAGAGGTCTATAAATACTATGCCGAGGCGGTTGACGGCGTAAGGGCCGCGCATATTGTACGCGCCCCCCGAGGCCCCGGCAGTACCGATGTAATAATCGCGTCCGTAATCGGACTCCCAAACGATGAGCTAATCAACCAAGTAAAAGCCGCACTCCACGCCCACGAGCTTATGGCTTTTGACGTGCAGGTTTTCGCGCCGGATATCGAGGGTGTAACCATTGAAATCGAATACAGCGGGGACGCATCCGAGGGCGCGGTCTCCAATATCGTTGAGCAATATGTCTATGATCTCGGCATCGGCGGACGGTTTGTCATCAAGGATTTATACGCATTATTTGACCCGCTGAAACTGAAAACCATCGAGATTCTTTCTCCGGGCAGGGACGTTCAGCCGGATGAGCGATCCGTAATTGTCATCACCTCAATAATCATGAGCAGGGCCGAGGAATGAAGGACTGGATAGAAAAAAACCTTGACCCGCCCGGCATGGGGCGCAAAAACTGGCGCTCTCTTTTTTCGTTCATCGGGCGCGTGTTCGGGATCGTAAAAGACGATGCCATAAAAGCGCATAACGCTTTTTTCCCATACCTCGCCGACCCGGATAAATTAAGGCAACACGGCGATGCGTTGATGATTCCGGAACTGCCTTTTGACACCGAGGCGAACTACAGGGATCGGGTTGCCACAGCGTCTTTTTACCTTATGAGGGCTGGCGAGCGAGCCTACATCCATGAACAGCTTCAGGCGCATTTTGGGGACACTTATTTACTCACGGAAGAGTTCCTCCAGGTATTTATTAAAATCCCAGACCTCAACCCCGAAGAGAGGGCTTGGGTCTATGGCTTTCTTGACGGAATACTCGACCCGAATATTTCGCTGACGGTCGCCGAGTGGTTCCACTATATCGACACCATGCTCATGGATGAAGAGACGACCATGAGGGGCAGGATAAAACACGTTGACTCCTTCGGAGATGAGCTTCTTTGCAATGGCCGGTTCTATTGCGATCAGGGGAAGGAAATCCTTTGCGATGACACATGGCTGTGCGATGGCTCCGTGAAATGCAAGCACTATTTTGCGGTCATCGGTACCATATCGGATTACATCTTCGAGGAAGTTCTGGCGAACGGTTTTCTCTGCAACGGCCAATTGGACTGCTCCGGGCATGAAGAGGTTTATAGCCCGATCACGGTGACGGAGCCTATTTTACTGCGCGATTCCATAAACGAGGATTTTCAAGTCTCGCTGCGCATCGAGGAACCTTTCAAGGACGAGATGCAAATTGATGCAATCTGTGACGGCTCATTTTTATGCGATGGCAGTAACTTGGATTCCATAGCGGACGGCCCCATGAACTTACGCATAATCATGCCGATCATCTGTGATGGCTCAAAGATGCCCTATGCCGAGGTGTGCGATGGCTCGTGGGTTTGCGATGGTACTTATTCGGACTGTGACGGCCTGCACTATTCAGGCGAAGTAATTCTAGGGGAGGAGGTTTTATGAAATTACATTTTCGGTCGCGTATGCCGCCGATGCGCGGGTGCTTCAACATGAGGGTCTACAGGCGGGGGGAACTCATCGAGGTCTACCGGGAGAAAAACCTGATTGTTTCAGGGGCGCGAAATGTTGCCGCCATGCACCTCATGGGAGGCTGTGAAGGAGGCCATATCGCAAAGATCGCTTTCGGTACCAGCGGCAACATACCGACACCCGATGATACGGCAATAACCAACCCGTTCTTTAAGTCTTTTCTGTCCGCAACACTTCTGACTCCGACAAAGGTGGAGTTTAAGTGGAACCTGCTGGGGAGCGAGGCGAACGGAAAAAAGATCATCGAGTTTGGCCTGTTATGCGAAAACGGAACGCTTTTCGCACGGAAGATACGGGGGGAAGCGATTCCAAAAGAACCGGACATTTACCTTGAAGGTGAATGGATAATAATACTGTGAGAATTTAGGAGGATTTTAATGGCAGTTTTAACGGTAATTAAACAATGGGTAAAAGACATCTGGCGGGTGGAATTGGATACCCGCTGGGCTGGCGGCGAGGACGGGACTGCGAACATTCAGGCCAGGCAACTGGCGGCCCGGACTGAATATCTCAAGGACTTTGCCGATGAGGTTGAGGAAGCGCGTGAAGGCGAAGGCTCTCTTTTGGACAGGATAAATAAAAGCGGCGTTGAGCCGATGAAGATCATGTCGAAATTTGAGTGGGCCGATGTCTCGCCGGTCGCGGCATCCACGGGGAATGTTAACATCGTGCTTGGCGGCCTCATAGCGATGGACGGAATTAACCTGGCTGTCGGCAATCCCGTCCTCCTAAAGGATCAGGATGATAAAAGGGAAAACGGCCTATGGGAGGTGCATACAGGCCAATGGAACCGGTACCCCGGATATCAGGCCTCCGATCATGACGCTTTGATTTACAAACTGTTCTACATCAAATATGGGGAGGCCAACGGCGGAAAGGTCTTTTTCCTTGACAAGGACATCTACACCATCGGCGAGAGCGAGCTTGTTTTTGCGGAGAGCATTTTTGCCTCGCGTCCAGCACCGGGAAGGTTCTTATTTTTGACCGGAATGGCGAGATCGGAGCGAATACAGCCGATCTAAGTTCCGCTGTCGAAAATGGCCGGAACCTGTTGGAAGTATTCGATGTACAAACCATCGCGGAAGCGATGGAGGAGATCCGCCGCCGCTGTAATAACGACGGCGAAATAGACAACACAAAATTTCCAGATTTCAATGGGATTATGATTGGCGATTATCTGGACTTGCCGTCATTGAATGACGGCACCACGAATTACGTCTGGAACGATGACTATAAAAACCTGCGGATTCTGGTTTCCGGTTTCAATATTTACAAAGGCGCAGGATCGACAGAGAACACAAAAAACCATATTCTGTTCTCGTTCAGGAACTGCCCCATGACCCGCCGGATGAACGAAACCAATACCAATGTCGGTGGCTATGCCGCAACCGAGATGAAAACTTATCTTGATGGAGATTTTGCCACCGGGTTGAAAGCGGCCCTTGGCGGCGAGTACCTGTATTCAGTATACCGGCTCCTTTCCACTGCGGATACGACTTGGTCATGGAATTTGAACACTGTATTCTTGCCCACGGAATATGAGGTATGGGGGGCGCCGGTTTGGAGTCACATTCCCTACGGCGGGGGTTTCCAGTGCCAGTGGCCGATCTTCTACGAGACGGTCTACAAAGGCAAGCGTTACAACGGCTCGCGCAAGTGGTGGTGGGAGGCTTCTCAACAGGCGGCTTCCGCCTCTAATTTCTGCAATGTCGAC